TTGCACCAGTTGCAGCAAAACTACCCTTACGGATTGATCCAATACCAGAACTTACAAATCTATGAACATATGCTTGATCTGTTACACCGATTGCTACAGTGCCACCTCTATATCCTGAACCAAAAGTGTTATCCTCAAAGAACTCAAACGCATTACCACCACCAACATATGTGTGTACAATTGTACTTGGACCTGCTTGAACCTCAAAAGTCCTTTCTGAAACTATGCCTGTTAAGAATAATGGTCTCTCATGATCTTGGAATATAGTTGTCGTTACACCACTATATCCAACACAACTAAATTCTAAGTCTTTTAATTGAACAGTATTTGGTCTATTCAGTGCGAAACCATGAACCTTGTCAGTAGTTACTGTAATAATACCTGTGATATTGTCATATGCAGCAGTGGTAATACCATAATTTACACCTGATGTAGTTGCAATACCAACAACACTTGTAATAGCACCAGCAGCATTCTTAAATAATGATGCTTTTGCACCAACTAATGGTGCATATCCAAGACCTGGTGTAGATCCGAGAGAAACTATTAGACCACCTCTTGGAACCTGATTTTGATTTATATCAGATTCAGATACAATAAATTGACCATTTTCAGAGGTGATACCTGTAAATTGAACAGTTGACACTCCTGCAGTGGTATCTGCTATGAATTCATAATTATGACCTTCATTATTAGTTGTTAATGGTGTTTGGAATATACCGTTAATGAAGAGAACTCCATTTCCTACACCTATACCTGATGATGTATTAGCACCTCCAACAGTTAAACTATATGTCTTACCTATGCCAGTAAAGTCATCTGATATATCATCAAATAACATATTAGTTGTATAGTTACTTCTTAGGAAAGTTCTTCCACTGAACTCTGCTTTTACGAATGGTAAATTACTCTCAGTTCTTCTTGCCCTTGTATTACCTTTTGGTGGTTCAATAAAGTGGATAGAGCTATCAACAATATTAAATGATCCTCTATGAATTCTTACAGTATCATTTGCTGAGTGTGAAGAAGCACTTATACCAAGAACACCTCTCTCTACTTTAACCACTGGTAAAGTTGCAATTCCAGCAGCAACATCATCTGCATCATTGATTGTGCCTGTTGGTAAACTTGAAAATCCAACTTGCTCAATTTTCATATATTCATCATTAATTCTTAATACATCACTTGGTTGTATTGAACCAATTCCACTTATAACGAACTGAGTAGCAGTTGCATTTATACCAGAGTCAAGTGTATGTGATATAGATGTAAATGTAATTGGTTGCTGTACAACTCCATCAAGACCAATAATTGTCTTAGTGAGTTGCTTAGTCATTGTCAACTTGTGAGCATTACCTGTTCCAATACCTGTGAATGTAATTGCTGCACCTGCAGTTACATATTCTGGTCGAGAGAATAACTGGAATTTATTTTCATCAATTACTTTGGCAAAAACTGTAGATGGTAATAATGTAGTTACAATACCAGCAGTATTAGTTGTAGAACCAATCGATAATGCAGTCGCTGCGACTCCTACAAATGTTGAATCAAATGTATATGTCAATTCTTCATTTGTATTAAAGAAGTGATTGGGTATTGTAAATATACCTGTTGTTGTGCTTAATATACCTGAATTTGGATTAAATGTTTTTTGATATATTGGAGTACCATCAAATTTAAGATCAAATTTAGTTTTATTTGCTCTTTTTCCTTCTAATCCATCATATGCTGATAGGAATACTTCTTGTGAAACAGTTCCATAAGATAATTTTGGAGGGGTATTATCAAAATCATTCTCAGTATAAAATATTTGATTATATGATTGTACTTCAACAAGAGATGTAAAATCAGAATCAGGATAGAAACGTAAATTGATATTATTTCCAGATATCTCTCCACCAAATGTTCCAATACCAGTTGTAGAACCTGCTGATACAAATGGATATTGTACAGTCAGAATATCATCTGCATCACGAATTGAAACTATCTGATGTATCGCAGATGTCTCTCCACAAGATACTCTAACAAGTGATTTTACGGAACTATCAAGTGTTCTATTTAAGGTAGCATATGTAATTGTGCTTGAAGTTCCAGTTGCATATCCAGATTCAAGTCTGACACTTCTTTCCCCACCAGGAGGTTGATCAGTAACTGAAAAACGATATGTTCCGATACCAGAAGTGGTAGTCCCTAATCCAACAATATTTGCTCTTGCTTCTAATATATTACCTACATTATTATCAATCTGTAACTTTATTAAATCATTCTCAAATTTTGCAGTTATTATTCCAACTGCACTTGAACTACTTGATAATTTTTTATCAACATAAATTTGTGATATTGAAGTATCACTACCATCAAAATCTACTATTACTTCATTATAATTTACATCTTTTGTAAGCGAATCTTCAACATATATGTTTGCATATAATGCATTAAAATCAGTTTTTGGAAATTCCACAATAGATGTGGTGGTTGCTGTTGCAATACCAATGTTAGATCCTGTTAGTGTTACATTTCCAATTATATTTGTGTTAATACCAACCAGATCTGTATTAAAATCTATTTTTAATATTTTTATATCGTGATCTTTGGTAAATTTTTCTGTTGGTTCAAATATAAGATTTTTTGATCCTCCTGAAGTAATTTCAGTCTTTAAATCACCCAATTTTAATGTTGTAAAATCAGTTGTCTTCTCAAACAAAATAACATCATCTTCATCTGTCAATACTACTACTTCACTAAATTGAGTATCAAAAGTATCGGGGTCAACAATTTGTATAAGATAATTACCAAAATCAGCATCAAGACTTTCTATAAGAGTATTATCGGCAGAGAAACCAGCACTTGAAAACTTATCACTTATATCATCGTGCAATAAAACTCTGTTAGAAATACATCTTGAAAAATCTGTTAAGATTTTAGTTGTAAATTGTAAGTTTTTAGATTTATTTCTTAATGTATCAAAATCTTTAACATAGTCGAAATTATTAATTGCATCAACTCTTAGTTTTTCATCAATAACATCAAGTATAACTGTTGATAATGATGTAGATCCTGCACCGAGTGTTACATCAACTGATGTCTGTACAGATGTATCTGCAAAGTTTTTTAATCCAGCAGGGTGAACTATGCGATTGAGAGGACTTACAAATTTATCCCAGACAATTGGACTTTTAACTGAATAAGATAAATTTTGATAATAATTATTATCTGGTATAACTTGATAATCTTCACTTAATTTTCCTGTGCCATCTAACCATCCATATTCTTGCCTATTTGAGAAATCAATATTAAATCTTGCTTTGTTATCAATAATTGATAAAATTTCCGCAGATACACCACTTATTCTTCCTGAAATTCTATCACCTATCTTTATTTTATCTAATCCATCAACTTTAACATAATCATCTCTTATTTCGACGATAGTTAAATCAGTTTGTTGACTGCCTACATTTAATTTTTCATTTAATTCAAATATACCTCTTTTTTGAATTGGTCGTATATCTGGATAATTTTTCTTGTTAATAAGTGTAGCATAACCAGATTGGAATGTTTTCGCTATGCCTGGATTGGTTGTTAATCCTGCAATTGTAAACACTAATTGTGATGGTGTTCCTTTTATGTAATCCTGAACATCAAAGAATTGATAATTATGATCCTCAGAATTAAAACCATCTCCTGTAACAGTGGTATTAGTTGTTATACCTCCTTGTGTAGCACCTATTCCTGCCTCTCCAACACGCAATAAACCTTCAACGAATACTTTGTCACCAATTGCAAAAGGTTCTGTCACAAACCCATTTGTAGGAGTCTCAATAAAACAAGTAATTATACCTGCATTTGGATAAGGTGCTGTTATAACTGAGTTAATTCCAACACCGTTTGAGTTATTAAATGCAACAACTCTATGATTAATTGAATCAAGTCCATTAATTGGTGCTATGACTTCAACATCAACTATTGTTTGATTAGGTGCTATCGGTTGTAAAGATGAATCATCAACCACTGTATTTGTGACAGGATTGAATACTAATAAATTAGGAGGACTTGAATAATTATTACCACCACTTATAACTTCAACTTCATTAATGGAATCTAAATTATCAATACTAACAATAGGAGGAATAAATGCTTCTGGACTTAGTGTTTTATCTGATGAATACTCATATCCTATGTCAACTATTCTAACTTTTTTAATCTTACCTACACTATTTGATGAGACTTTGATATTTGCATTAAGTCCATTTTCACTTACGACTTGATTAAATTGAGGTAGTTTTTTATAATTATAACCCGATGATATAATTTTAAAATCTTTAATTGCACCAGTAACGTTCTTTGATTTTGTAGAGTATTCAAGTATATCACAATCAGTATCAGCATATCTTAAAAGTTCTGGAACCTTTGGTGATATATTAAATGTTTCGGAGGTAACTCCTGAAATTTTATATTCACCACTGTAAATACTATCAATAAATAATATTTCTGAAAAATTCTGCACATCTGTATCTGCTGTGCTTATAAATCCTCCTTTTGATAAACCATAATATAATCTATCTGGTGTTGATATTGAATTTCTAATGGTAATTGCTGCACCAACAATATTACCAGTTCCCACTCCAATAATATTGAAATCAGTTGTATCTTGTGAACTTAAATATTCATTTGTTAATTCTTGATCATAAAATACTTTGAAGTCAAAACCTGCTAGAGTTGTGCTTGACAATCCAAAAGTTAATTGCTGATTCTTAACAACTGTAATTCTTGGATTTACAGGAGCGATAGATTGATTTGATCCACCAGTATTTGCTGTAATCGCAACAGTCTGTATAGGACTTTGTGTAACGTCTTTAAAGGTTTCACCTAATTCAATTCGTCTATTACTTATTTTGTAAACATAATATAATCCCGTAGATAGTCCAGTTGCAGCACCATCATACAATACTTTATCACCTGTCACAAAACCATGATCAATTATATCCAAGCGATTTGTTTCAACGTCTGCTGCTGAAAATGTTATTGGATTTATAATTAATTTCTCAAATTCAGAATTATATCTCACTGAAATAGGAGTCGTAGTTCCTATACCAACCGCTAAATTAGGAACCACATTCATTTTTACAATATCACCATTTTGTAAATTATGGGTTGTTGTATCTGCTGCCCCTATTTTTGTAGTTATAGTGCTTGTAACTTTATCAACATCACTTGTAACTTGAGTATGTAATGACGATAAATTATATAATCCTGACCCAATTCCAGAAACACCATTTCCTAAGAAATATAAACCATCACTTGTGTTTGCTACACCAGCTCTTGTGGTTACTAATCCTATGTAATTTTCATCCTTTTTAATAACAAATACGTTTGTTGAGGTTTGTCCTGTAAATGGCAGTTCAAAGGAACCTGTTGCACTATCATTAGGTGAAACATCAAATTCAGCATTAGTTACATTTGGTCGTGTTAAAGTTACCTCTTGACCAGTAATAAATGGGTGATTTGGTAAATAAATTGCTCTTTCTGGTATCGAGACTGTTTTAATTGTCTCACCAATAAAATAATTAGTTGAATAACCTACATTATCAGTTCCAACTCCTACAGATTGTACTCCATTAAAATAAACAACGTCATTTACCTTTGAATCAAATTTATCTACATTTACTGGGATAGTAAAACTGGTATTTAATATATCAACATTAGATCCAAAAGTATGTGCAGCTCCAGTATTTCTGAATACTCTTAATATTTTCTCTCTATTAAAAACATTAAGTATTTTTAGCATTTCTGAGGTATTACCAACTCCTATCCTAACAGATCCACCAATTGAAACTGTTGATGGTATTTTGTTAACAAAAATATCTTGAACTAGACCACTTAAATGACCAACGGTCATAGATTTACCCAGTGAAACTGTTTCTGTATTAACACCAACTTGAAAAGAATCTGTCAAATATGGTATTGAAGTGCTTAATCCTGATATGAATACTGTATCTTTATCATTAAGTTCAATAAAGGGTAAAACGTTAACTTTGACTTCATTAAACCCTTTCCAAGTTAATACCGCATTATTAAAACGAGATAAACTAGTTTCAATATTAGATATTCCGATACCAACAATTTCAGAAACTTCAGCACTAAATCCTGTGCCTTCCGTATTATCATGATCAAATGATGTAATATCTCCAACTTTATAACCAGATCCACCATCTAAAATTTGTATGTCATCAATACCACCCTTAGTAACTGTTTCAATTTTAGATATTTGCCTAATATATTCATTTGATTCTTCAATAAAATCATTATCTGCAAATTTTTCATTTACAGTGTGTGGTTTGGTATTTCTAATTAAATTAGAATTATTAAAGTCAAAGTCATGATTTAATATAAGATTATCATTTATTAATGGTGATCTATAGCTATTTCCAATAAAATATGGATATCTGCCTTCTAATTTATTAGTAGTAGTGCTGAGACCAGCGGTTGCAAAGTATGCATATATTCCATTAGGAAATTCAGGGGTTTTACAGAATCTACCATTATGAACATCTAAATCACCAGAATTATCAAAAATATAATCATCTATAAAAAATCCATCAATAAATCCATTTGGACGGTTAATAACCTTTGTAATATCCTTTTTGTATGATGATGATATAATTTTAAGAGGAGAATTTATATTATTTGGTTCTGAATAACCAAATGGTCCATAAATTGGATTCCCATCATACGCCCAACCTATTATAGGAGAGTGTTTTGTTATCTTATCAAATTCACCATTTGACTTTTCATCAAAAGTATTTTCTAGATTTAATGCTGTTGATTGAGAATATCCTAAAATACCAAATGTTAAAGAATTTTCTCTTGAAGTTAAATTTTTATCACCGAATCTATTAGTTGTGTTTAATGTTAAACTTCTTACTCTAGCACCAAACAAAGCATTTTTTCCTGTTTCTTTAACACGTATCTCAGTAGTTAAATTACTGTATCCTATACCTGTATTAATTACTACTGTGTCTACAATTAATCCATTAGCAATAACAGGTCTTATAATCGCTCCTGAACCAGAACCAGTTGATATTACCTCAATATCTGGTATTGAATTATATTGACTTCCCTGATTCGTAACAGTTACATCTTCAATTTTTCCATTGTTTATGACTGCTCTTAATTCAGCATTTTTTCCACTCTCTATTAAAATATTAGGTTTTATTTGATGGTTAAGAATACTTGAACCATAGTTTGTACCTTGTTCATACACATAAGCACCTGTAAATGAACCTCTGACAATTGGAGTAAAGTTAATCGTTCCAGTTACTGTTGATCCATATGATACTTCAACATTTACCTTGATTTCTGGATATGTGAATGTTTGATAACCTGTTCCTGTAGAACCTAAACCAACAATCTTACCTCTGGTAAAGTTACTTGTAATTGTTGCACCAATACCAGCATCTGCTAATTTAAATGAATCATCATTTACTTTCATCACATAATATGATGATGTTGTTGATAATCCTTGAATTGCTTTTGGTGTGGTTGATCCTAATCCAACTGTAGGTGAATATTCAATTATATCTCCATGTGAGAATCCGTGGTTTTTATAATTGATAGTATTGTAAGATGTAGATATACCTGCAGGATTAACCCTTAATTTACGATGTTGATATCCTGAACCACCATCAATTACTCTTACATTTAGAAGAGTATTTTTTGTCTCTGTTCTAAACTTATGAATACCACTCGCTGCTGTATCTGTTGCGAGTCCAACTGTATTAATACCTGCGATACCTGTTAAAGCATCAGATTTATTGTTGAATATTCTAACAGTTGTGGGATTAACCACTCTAACAAAATATGGATCTCCATCAGATAAAGTTCCTGTAATGGTATTTAAATTGTCAGAACCAATACCAATAGATGGATTTCCTTCATTTCTATAGAATACTTTTTGACCATTTTCAAGATTGTGTTCTGTCTTAAATGTAATAGTTTCATCATTAATATCAATTCCACCATTAAAAAATATATTTCTACTGTCAAACGATATATCTCTAAATCTAGACCCTAAAACTGGTTCTAATACACATCCATTTCCATTACCACCCGTTAATGAAATATTTGTAATTGATTTTATATCAAAATCCTGTGGATCTACATATATTTTTTCAACACTTCCTGAAAGGATAGGTTCTGCTAAAGCTGTAATGCCAGAACTTGCTTCAACACTAATAACTGGAGGATTTATTATGTCATATCTCTCTCCTTCATTTAATACATCTATACTCTCAAGAGGACCATAAAATACGTTATCATCTGACACTGGTGAATGTATCTGAACACCGTCAATCAAAATACCTATATCATTGACAGGTTTTACATGATCAGATGAAACATATAAATTTTGTGATAATGGAATTCTTCTAACAATTTTGTCAGCACCTAATTTTCTGTTAGCATGTCTTTGTAATATAAAATTATGATTTCCAGTGGTTAAAGAACCAACACCCACTTGTATTGTGCTTGCGGTGCCAATTTGACTTCTTGAATTATACAATGCGATTCTTGAAATCTGAGAACCTATGGGTTCTGGTTGTGGATCAACATAATATACTCTTCCAGATGTCAATCCAACAATATCCTCAAGTGCTTCAGATTCATATACAACTGCATCTCCCTGTATAAGTTTTATATCTGTATTAGCAGGTGGATCAAATTGAATAAAACTATACAAATTAGTTAATGAATTAAATCCATCATAATTACTAGTCTTAGCAGCTCCAACTATATTTTCTTTTATTACATCTACATCAATATCATAACTAGGTAAAGAATTGGAAGCGACATAACCATCTACACTAGTGTCGGTATAAACGTTGAGAGTGTCTGATATTAATGTTTCATTTCCATTATCAATTGCAATCCCTGTACTGTTTGCTCTCTCTATAACTCTACGAATATCATATGTTTCGTTTGATTGGTAAGGAATAGATAAGTTACGAGATGAGGCAATAAATTGATTTAAGGTTGTATTAATAT